ATGGTAGCAGCGATGTTGAGCTCACTGATACTAGTGAGTCCTTTGGTTTGCCTGCTACTGCTGATCTTATGTTTGCCCTTATTTCTACAGATGACCTTGAGGGACTCGGACAAATTATGGTGAAGCAGTTGAAGAACCGATATAATGATCCAACTATATACAAAAGGTTTGTGGTTGGTATTGACCGTGCCAAGATGCGTCTGTATGATTGTGAGCAGTCAGCACAGGAAGACATCATTGACAGTGGGAAGGAAGAGGAGTATAATTATGAGGAACCAAAACCAAAGAAATCATTTGAGGGATTTAAGTTTTGAACGGTTACTATTCTGTATTCAATCCTAGAGGCGAGAAGATTGCCGACTGTGGTATGGAAAAAGATGCTCTTAATCTTATTGGCATGAGAAATGCTAAATGGGACGGGCATTATTATCAATTTACTCCTCTTCCTGGAGATATTGTTGACCTCGAACCATTCCCTCAAAACGAACTTCCAACTCGTGACATTGTTGTCAACATGGACGGCGGTGTTGGTGGCAGTTGGAAGCAAGTAGAATATGTTGAAATTGCTGGACAAAAGATTCCAATTCAACAGATACCCCCAAATTGCCAAGAACCATTTATTCCAAATTTACATGACTAACGTTGACACCGAAAAATACCTTGAATTTGTAAAGGAAGTAACTAGTCCTCCTAGTCTTGACTGGCCTGTTTGTGCTGCACGTTTGAGTGAACTAGAAGTAAATGATTGTAATGTTACTCAGTTGATGACTGCTGCTTTTGGTTTGACTGCTGAGTCTGGTGAGTTCACTGAAGTTGTAAAGAAGATTTTTCTGCAAGGTAAACCTTACAATGAAGAAAATGTCTTTCACATGAAACGTGAACTGGGTGATATCTGCTGGTATCTGGCACAAGCATGTATGGCACTTGATACTACTTTTGATGAAGTAATTGAAATGAATGTTGAAAAACTTCAAGCACGTTATCCTGGCGGCAGTTTTGATGTACACAAATCTGAAAATCGTAAGGAGGGAGACTTGTGATTACTCTAAACCTTGATGTAAAATCTGCTGCTGCAATTAGGCACGTTCTTTTCCAAGAGCAAAAAATTTACACATATGATCCTGTATGTGTGCCCGCACGAATTGTTGAAATTCGTAATGTGATTACTGATCTAGATGAACAAATTGAGGAGGAACTAAAGAATGAAACTTCTGACACTTGAAGATTATGAAAAGGCAGGAGAAACTTTCTGGCCTAAGTACTGGTATGTTTCTAAAGAACTTGGTGAAAATGCAAAAGCAGAAGATATCCTGAGAGTTATGGAAGCAGTTGGTGGTGTTGCACTTAAGTTGGCACTAGAAGAAAAAGAAAAGCAAGGTCCCTTTGGATTTAACAAACCAGTAGAGGGTATTATTAAAAGCGAGGATTGCTGATGAGTACAGGTTATCGTCCAAATCTTGAAACTGATAATGTGGAGTGGATTGATGATGCGTTCTGTATTTACAAGACAAGATTTGGTCTTTACGCAAGTATCCGAAAAGATACTCAAGAAAATTTTCTAACTGGAGGAACTTATGATGCTGTGCTTGAGATGTCTCGTTGGCATCTTAAGTGTGAACAAGAAGGAACTCTACATCTTTATACTAGAGTTATCAATAGCGGAGTTGTTGGAGGCAAACTTTGAAACCAGTAGACATTTTGCTACTACTAAGTGAGTTAGAAGGTAGTTCAACACACTGCAGAAGACTTGACTTTTTAGAAGATGCTGCTGTACTTGATGAGATGAAACGGAAATACTATAAGATGTATTTCCGTCTCGTTAAGGAAGAAAAAAACAAGGGGAATTAGCTCAGTTGGTAGAGCACCTGCTTTGCAAGCAGGCTGTCAGCGGTTCGAGTCCGCTATTCTCCATAAATAAAAATAAAAAGATGGCATTAGAATATTCTGAGGTAATGGCAGCAGGTGCTATGTTTTCTACCGCTGCAGAATTAAAAAAAGCATCAGAATCAACAGAGGCATTAGGTGAGTGGATATCTAACGCTGCCAAAAAAGTTGCTGATAATGTTGAATTTGGAAGTTCTCGTAATGAGTTTCTTGCATTTATGGAACCAACTCCTGCAGCATTTAAAGAAGCTGCAGTTGGTATATCTGCTGCTATTGCTATCAAAGACTGGTTAAAATCTAATCATGGTCAAGGTAATGATGCTGTTGCGGAAAAGGTATTCCTAACTGGTAATGTCTGGCCAAACGAAGTTGAAAAATTTAGAATCAAAGCATATGGATTTGATGATTATAATTCATCTGATTTTATTGTAAAAACTGGAGATAAAAAATACTTTGGAGTTTCTCTTAAAAAGAAACCAAAGAAAAATTCTGCAGATCCAACTCTCATTAATAAAGCGTTTGATACTATATTAAATGGTAATCAATTTGATAGTATTAAGAAAGAAATAACTGAATTGAGGACTGAGTATTTTGCTGGTCTTGTTAGACAAGCGCATGAAGATGGAATTCTTTTTATTGAGAATATTCATAGGCAGACAGATAAAGAACTTTTTGAAGCAAAAAAGAGAGATAAAAAGATATTTGATAGAGCATATATCAATATTAAGGGTAGTGTTTCTGGTGGATATGATAATGATAAAGCGCCAGATGCGATGAGAAAATTTGTTAATGCTGATCTTGCAAAAACAAATAATATTTTGTTTAAAAGATTGACTCAATATATGAATGATAACGCAGATCTTTTTGCTAAGACTCTTATCAATCTTGTTCTCAAGGTAAAATTATATGATGAACTTTCGGCTAATAAAAAATTAAAAGATTTTACTTTTGGATTTGCTTTAGTTACAGGTATTGGTGAAATTGCGAGAGGGAAACCAAATGTTTCTGCTGGAAAGGCTATAGATCTCCATACAATTCTTTGTGGTCTTAGTGATTTGGAAGCCAATAAGAAACCATACAAAATTGTTGTTGATTTTGAAAAGAAAGCAGAGGCAAATGCTGCAAAAATATTCTTCAAATTGTCAAAAGCGGGTGTAAATATTTTGGATATGGAACTGAGGTATAAAGGATCATTCACCTCTCAACCACAGTTTTTTGCAACAGTCACTAAAGAGTTTCAGACTATCTTAACTGAGAAGTGTTTAGTTCCAAACCCTGATGGTTATACTTGATAAATATAGTATAAGGACCAACAATATAGATGAAAAACTTTCTTCGATTTCTAAGTGAGGCTAAACAATCTGCTGCTTCTGTAGAAGCAAAGAATAAGGGATTGGTGTATGACAGCCAGCGTAGTGGTTGGATGAACCCCAAGACCAGAGAATTGGTTGCGCGTACTGAAAAGGGAAAGCTGAAGTTTGTAACTAAGAGAGGAACTAAAGGAGAAGAAGAAGCACCCTCTAAGGAAAAGACTGCTAAGAAACCAGAAGTAAAAGCAAAAACAACAAAGATTGATCTTAAGAAATCTCAGTCTAAACCTGCAGAAAAGGAACCAGAAACCACAGATCAAGAGGTTGCTACTGATACCTTGACTGTAACTTTTGGTAGATTCAATCCTCCAACTGTTGGTCACGGTAAGTTACTTTCTGCAGCAAAGAAAGCAGCAGAAGGTGGAGACTTAAAAGTATATCCATCAAGATCTCAGGATCCAAAGAAGAATCCTCTTGATCCTGATATGAAGATTTCATTTATGAGAAAGATGTTTCCTGAGTATGCAGAAAGCATTGTCAATGACTCTGAGATGAAAACCATTTTCAATGTATTAGTCCTTGCAAGTGAAGATGGTTATGCTAATGTCAATATTGTTGTAGGTTCTGATCGTCAGGCAGAGTTTGAGAACCTGGCAACCAAGTATAATGGTGAACTCTATAACTTTGAAAATATTCGTGTTATCTCTGCTGGTGTAAGAGATGCAGATGCTGAAGGTGTAGAGGGAATGTCTGCATCCAAGATGAGAAAAGCAGTTGCAGATGGTGATTTTGATTCATTCCGTAAAGGAACTCCAAAGGAATTGAATGATACTGAAACGCAATCTTTATTTGATTCTGTCTTCAATGGTATGAAGTTGAAGAAGAAAGCAGTTGCTGAGACATGGCAGATTGCACCAAAGTGTGATCTAAAGGGATTGAGAGAAAATTATATCTCTGGTAATATTTTCAACATTGGTGATATTGTAGAGAACCTGAATACAGGATTAGTTGGTAAGATTATTCGTAGAGGAACTAATCATCTCATCTGTGTTACAAAAGAAGAGTATATGTTTAAGTCTTGGATCAAGGATGTGATGGAAGCAGTTGTAAACTATCCTGGTCCATCGGGAGTACCTGCTGATCAGAGACTTGTAGGTACAGATGCACACAGAGAATATGTTCAGAGAATGACTGGAACATTTGATATAAAGAATTTCATAAATAAGTATAAGAAAAAGACAAAGTAGAAACATGTCTAATGGTATTGATAAGAATCCCCTGAATGACATTTCAGAGGTATATCGTCAGCAAATTTCTGAGAAGAAAAAGGATGATTCCTATCTGGAAACAGATATGAAGAAGCGTCAAGCAAATAATGAGAAAGCCCGTAAAGACATGGAGAAGGTTCCTGGGCAGAAGAATCCTCACTTTGAAGAGAAGCAACTTGATCCTGTAGGTCAGGAAGATTCTGATATTGATAATGATGGTGATGTTGATAAGTCTGATAAGTATCTTGGTAAGCGTCGTAAGGCAATCGCCAAAGCGATGAAGAAGAGAATGAAGAAGGAAGAAGTTGAAAAAGTTACTGAGGGTGATGGTGATCCTTGCTGGGACACTCACAAGCAAGTTGGCATGAAGAAGAAAGGAAACCGTATGGTTCCTAACTGTGTTCCGAAAGTGAAGACTGAGTCTTTCTCAAACTGGAGAAGCGAACTGACTGAAGTTGCTCCTGTGAAAGACGAAGAGGAGAAAGAAATTAAGGAAAAGAAAGTCAATAATAAGATTACAATCAACCCTAAACTTGGTGAAGAAGCAATATCTGAACTGGGTGGAACTCTGATTGAGATGGTTGAGTATGATGAGTTTGACGGAATGGTTGAAGGTGTATATTTTGAACTTCAGGAAGAGGGTTATGCTGAAGGTGATATTGAGGAAGCACTTGAGTGGGTATTGACTGAGGCAAAAGTAACCTATGGTCATGATACTGAGTCACCTAGACAGCAGATGATGAAAAAGGCAAAGGGTCGCCTTAAATTTATGAAGAGAAAGGCAGGAGAAGCACTCTCTTCCGTTAAGAAAAAGGCTGGAGAAAAGATTACCTCTGCTAAGAAAGACACTGCTCAGGCACAAGTTGATGCCTACAATAAGGGTAGAGAACTCAAGCAAAAGGCAGGTGATAAAGTAAGAGGTGCGAAGACCGGAATCAAAGCAAAGATCAAAAGGGTAGCGCAGAAAGTTGTTGATCGTATGAGTGAGGAAGCAGAAGTAGATTCAAAAGAAAAGCAGATGCTTGCTAAGAAGAAGACAATGATGATGAAGCAGCAGATGCTTGATAAGCAGAGAATGCAAATGCAACAGCAAGGTAAACTTCCTTCCGGTCATAGAGTTGAGCAGAAAGAAGAAATGTCAATCAAGGATCAGATGAGAATTTCTCGTGAGGCAAACGCAAAACGAAAGCCATATCAACCTGGCGATCATCAAAAAGCGCGTGCCGCTGTGTTAAAAAATGCTGCTAAAAATGCAAAAAAAGATACTAGAACGGATGCCGAAAAAATGGCAGATGCTACAGGACCAAGGGATGCCTTTGGGCGTCCTGCTAAATCAGGATACAGAGGGGACTGATAAGTGCCCGCCGTCTCAAAAGCGCAACAACGATTCTTCGGGATGGTTAGAGCGACTCAGAAAGGGGAAATGGAAAACCCCTCGCCTGAGGTTTCCAAAGTTGCTTCCTCCACCAGCATGTCCGACGTAAAGAAATTTGCAAAGACAAATCATAAGGGACTACCTGAAAAGAAAAAGGTAGAAGAAGAAACTAAAAGATGTAAAGTAGGTTACTACTATTGTTACACTGATAAAAAGTGTAAGAAAATTCCTCTGGGACATTATGTTGGTCGTGGTGGATATCTTTCTAAAGATGATGATTCTAATGAAGAGGGAACGAAAAAGAATGGAAATGGTAATGGTTCTAATGGTAATGGCGGCAGTAACGGTAACGGCAATGGTGGTAATGGTGGTGTAAGCGAAGAAAAAACTTTTGTACAAAGAGATAAAATTATGAAGAGAGCAAAATCTCTTCATAAGCATCTGTATAGAAATTTGCATAAAAAAGACACTTCTGGTGACGTAAATGAGGAATCAAATCCTCGTATTCCTAGAAAGAAGGGACAACCTGCTAACTCTAAGAAGCACTCTGACCTTTACACTGATGAGAATCCAAAAGGCACAATCCATGGACTCGGATTCAAGGATGTTGCCACCGCTAAGGCATCTGTATCTAAGATTCGTAATTCTTCTAGATCACATGCTCATAAGATCCAAGCAGCAGTTGCTATGGAACAGAGAGCGAGAGAAATGGGTAAGACTTCAGAGGCAGCAGTCTATCGTAAGTTTATCAATTCGATGAAAGAGAAGACCAAGAAGATGAATGAAGGTTGGTCTGATAAGTATAAAAAGTCTATTGATTGTAACAATCCTAAAGGTTTTTCTCAAAAAGCACATTGTCGAGGAAGAAAGAAAACATTTAAGGAGTTTATGGGTGATATATAGAATATAATCTACTCGTATCATCATGCTTGCATTTTTACTTCCCTTAGCATCCAAAATTATCAAAGATGCAGTTAATAAAATTCCAGAAAATGAAGAACTCGGCGAGAAAATGGTTGAGATCTGTCTTGTTATCTTGGGTAAAGCGGTTAAGTTGACTAAGACTGATATGGATGATCAGTTGCTTGCAGTTGTCGAAAAGGCAATTCTTGCAAGAGAAGAAGCACCTGCTGCAGAATAAATTCTAATTATAAATATCTAATAGCAAATAAAATTATCGGAAGAGAACATGGCACTCTGGGGTATTACTGACGCAGATGAATCAAAGCCAAAGTGGGCAGTGAGAGGAAGTGGTGTAGACCCTTCCAATATTTTTGCAACCGCTGAGGGTTGGGTGCTGCGCCATTATAAAAATGATGCTAAAACTACATTCTGGGATGAAGTTATTGTATCAGTTGACGGTCTTGTAGGAGCTGGTGCTCGCGGCACTGATACTCTTGCAGCAGCAGATATTACTGCTGTCTACTTTGAAGAGACTGGATATGCTGGTGGAGCAACTGGTTCTGTTGTTGTTATCTACAATGAGAAGGTTGATGTTACCAATGGTGCAACCTTGGTTGTTAGAAATACAACTGATAATGCAAACATCACTGCAACTGCTGCAGCACAAAGTGATACTAACCGTGTTGAGTTTACTTTCACTGCTGCTGCAGCTGGTAAAGCACATGCCATCCAGGCACAGACAATCTCTGGAACTATCAAGGATGCTGGTACAAACACAGTATCTGATAAGCAATTCGCTGCCGGAGATGTAGAGGGAGCAGGTGGATCTGGTTCAACTAAGACATTCACTGCTAGTTAATTAATGAAATAGATGCACTTTACTGAACTGAATGAGGATAATTTCCTCCTCTTTGCGATTAAGAATTATGAAAATCCTCAAGCAGTTACTAGAGAAGACTTTGAAAAAGATTTAAATCATTTTAAGTATGTAAAAAGACTTCTTAAAAAGTACAGAAATACTGGTCAATTAAAAGTTCATCTTATATTGAACCACTTTATTATTCTGTATAATGTGTTTGGCGAGGCCACAACTCCTATGCTCTTCCATAAAATTGAAATGGAATTGTGGCCTATTATGAAGAGTTTCATTATTTTTCTTGGCAAATTACCTGAATATCCAAAGTGTTATATACACGATGTGCAGGTGGATATCAACTGTTTATCTCAACTTTATCAGATCTATAATGGACAGGAAGAAACTACAGAAAATAATTGATATAGTTAAAGAAGAAATGGCACTGCACCAAGGGCAGATTGCCGGAACTGCGGAAGCGGGTGATGATCCTCCTGTAAAACCTAGAAAAAAATATATTTACATGAAGGGTGTAAGAAAAACCTGGAAACCTGGAAATGGCGGAGCAAATTAAGGTTGCAGTTCTAGAAGAAAGACTTCAAAACTTTGAGACACTTGTCACAAGGTTAGATTCTGCTATCGAAAAAATTGCTGAGGTAAATAATAATGTGTCTCGGATGCTTGCCGTCCATGAAGAAAGAATTACAAAACAAGAAGAAATCGACGCAGTATTGTTTGATAAAATCGACAAACTCCGTGATAAAATGGACAGCGATCATGACAACGTTACTAAACGATTATCATTATTGGAACGGAAACTTTGGATTGGTCTCGGAGCACTGGGAGCAATTGTAGCACTGTCTAATCCACAGGCAATCAAAACGCTGAAACCATTGATTTCTGATGCTGGAACTGCTATAGTAGTACCAGTGGCAACCTTAGTGAATGGATCACATTGATTCAAAGTATATTGGAATTATATCTTCACGTCTTTCAAAATTCAAAAGAGTAAAGTCTGATCTATACACTTTTCGTTGTCCTATCTGCGGAGACTCCAAGAAAAGTAAGAACAAGACAAGAGGTTATCTTTACTCTGTAAAGGCAAATATTAACTTTAAGTGCCACAACTGCGGTGCTTCAATGTCGTTTAACAACTTCTTGAAGCACATGGATCCTGTTGTCCATAAACAATATACTATGGAGAAGTTCAAACAAGGACATACTGGTAGAAATTTTGTTGCAGAAGAACCTAAGTTTATTTTTGAGGCACCTAAATTTAAAAAGAGGGTAGATCTTCCAAAGGGATCACAAGATCCTAGACCAGAGGGATATCTAGTTGCAAGAAAACTTGATCCCAATAAATTTTACTTTGCGGAACATTTTAAGGAGTGGGTAAATTCTATCAAACCCACTTTTAGTAGCACAAAATACGAAGAATCTAGAATTATTATTCCTTTGTTTTATAATCAAAACTTAGTTGGAGTTCAGGGGAGAAGCATAGGAATTGCTAGTTCTAAAGTTGTTAAATATATCACCGTGATGTTTGATGACGATGCGCCAAAAATCTATGGTCTTGATGAAATACAAAAGAATCAAACTGTTTACATTACCGAAGGTCCATTCGACAGTACGTTTATTCGCAACTCGATTGCTATGTGCGGAGCTGACGCTGATGTTAGTTGTTGGGGTGTTAGCGATCCTGTTTGGATTTATGATAACGAACCCCGTAATAGAGAGATTATCAACCGAATCTCAAAGTGTATTACCAAAGGAGATAAAGTAGTTATCTGGCCTTCAGATATAGATGATAAAGACATTAATGAGATGGTTTTATCTGGACTTGACGTTCAATCTGTGATAGAATCAAATACATACTCTGGTTTAGAAGCAACCCTTAAATTTAACACCTGGAAAAAAATATGACCAATGGCACCAAAGTACAAAAGCGAGATGGAAGAATTGAATCTCTTGACTTAGATAAGATGCATCTCATGGTTGAAGAGGCATGTAATGGTCTTGCGGGAGTATCTGCAAGTCAAGTAGAAATGAAGTCTGGTATTCAATTTTATGATGGCATTACTACGGCAGAGATCCAAGAAATCCTCATCCGTGCTGCTTCCGATCTTATCGATCTGGATCATCCTAACTATCAGTTCGTTGCTGCACGACTCTTACTCTTTGCACTACGAAAAAGTCTTTATGGAAAGATGAGAGAACTCCCTAATTTGGAGTCTCATATCATGAGTTGCACAAATATCGATGTATACGATAAAGAAATCTTCAACAAATACTCTAAAGAAGAGATTGAAAAGGTAAATAGTTACATTGATCACAGCAGAGACTTTCTGTTTACCTATGCAGGTCTTCGTCAGGTAGTAGATAAGTATCTGGTTCAAGATCGCAGCACTGGTGGTGTGTATGAAACACCACAATTCATGTATATTATGATTGCTTTGACTATATTCCAGGAATATCCTAAGGAGACAAGACTGTCTTATGTCAGAAGATACTACGACGCAATCTCAAAGCACAAAATCAACATTCCCACACCTATCATGGCAGGAGTGCGAACTCCACTTCGACAATTTGCTAGCTGTGTTCTTGTTGATGTTGATGACACCCTCGATTCTATCTTTAGCTCTGATATGGCTATTGGCAGATACGTTGCACAAAGGGCGGGAATCGGTATCAACGCAGGTCGAATCCGTGGAATCAACGCTAAAATCAGAGGCGGAGAGGTTCAACACACAGGTGTGGTCCCCTTCCTCAAAAAGTTTGAATCAACTGTCCGATGCTGCACACAAAACGGTATTAGAGGTGGGTCAGCTACTGTCCACTTTCCTATCTGGCACCAAGAAATAGAAGACATCATTGTTCTGAAGAACAATAAAGGTACAGAAGATAATCGCGTAAGGAAACTTGACTATTCAATCCAGATTTCAAAACTTTTCTACGAACGTTTCATACAGAATGGAGAGATTAGCCTTTTCTCACCGCATGATACGCCGGGTCTCTATGATGCTTTTGGCACTGATAGGTTTGACGACTTATATGTTAGTTACGAACGAGATGAGTCTGTTCAGAGAAAAACTATTGGGGCACAGGAATTAATCCTCAACTTGCTGAAGGAGAGAGCAGAGACAGGTCGTATCTACATTATGAATATTGACCACTGCAACAGTCACTCTTCCTTCAAAGATAAGGTTGAGATGAGTAACTTGTGCCAGGAGATTACTCTTCCCACATATCCTCTCCAGCACATTGATGATACTAGTGGTGAGATTGCTCTGTGCATTCTCTCTGCTATTAATGTTGGTAAGGTCAAATCTGATGATGAATTGGAAAATCTTTGCGATCTTTCTGTTCGTGGATTAGAAGAACTAATTGACTATCAGAAGTACCCTGTAGCGGCAGCAGAAGCGGCGACAAAGGCACGTAGGTCTCTTGGTATTGGTTTTATTGGGATGGCGCATTATCTTGCAAAACTGGGGTATAATTATGCCGACCAGGATGCATGGGATGCTGTCCATGGTCTTGCTGAATCTTTCCAATACTATCTCCTCAAGGCATCTAATCAGATTGCTAAAGAGAAAGGATGGTGTGAGAACTTTGGCCGCACTAAGTATGCTGATGGTATCCTTCCCATTGATACATATAAGAAGGATGTAGATGAAATTTGTTCACTGAAATTAGAACATGACTGGGAATCTCTTAGGGCATCTATCTTGGAACATGGTTTACGGCACTCAACACTGTCCGCACAAATGCCATCAGAGAGCAGTTCCGTTGTGTCAAACGCAACTAATGGAATCGAACCGCCGCGTGGATACTTGTCCATTAAGAAATCAAAGAAAGGACCTCTTAAGCAGATTGTTCCTCAGTATGCCACGTTGAAGAATAACTACACATTACTGTGGGAGATGCCTGATAATGCAGGTTACATAAATGTAGTGTCTGTAATGCAGAAATTCTTTGATCAAGCTATATCTGGTAATTGGTCTTATAATCCAGAAAATTATCCAGACAATGAGGTTCCAGTTTCGGTTATGGCAAATGATTTTCTAACTACATATAAGTACGGGTGGAAGACATCATATTACCAAAACACATATGACATTAAGACCGATGAGGTTGTTGAGGAGAAACCCGATTTGCAAAGTCTAGTAGAAGAATTAAGTACAATAGAGGAGGGAGAGTGTGAATCCTGTGCAGTTTAAATTAAGTTCGGTGCAAGAACCAAAAACAGAAGTTCAGGGGATGACCGTATTCAATACGGAACAAGTGAATACCAAAAAGCAACCGATGTTTTTTGGTAAACCCCTTGGAGTACAGAGATACGATTCTTATAAGTATCCTGTCTTTGATAAACTAACAACACAGCAACTTGGTTATTTTTGGAGACCAGAAGAGGTCTCATTACAGAAAGATCGTGGAGACTATCAAACACTTCGTCCAGAACAAAAGCATATCTATACCAGTAACCTCAAGTACCAGATTATGCTTGACTCCATTCAAGGGCGTGGTCCTGGGATGGCTTTTATACCTTATTGCAGTCTCCCCGAACTAGAGGCATGTATGGAGGTTTGGGGATTCATGGAAATGATTCATAGTCGTTCTTATACTTACATCATCAAGAACGTCTATTCTGATCCTTCAGAGGTCTTTGATAAGATTGTATCTGATGAACGTATCTTGGAGCGTGCTAGCAGCGTTACGGGTGCTTATGATGATTTCATTAACAGTGCCCAAACTTGGGGCAATGGTAACATGTGGCAAAGTGATTTTAGAGATTCACCTTCATCCAAATGGGAAATCAGAGATGTCAAAAGAAAACTCTACAGAGCAGTTGCAAACGTTAATGTTCTTGAGGGTATTAGGTTCTACGTTAGTTTTGCTTGTTCTTTCGCCTTTGGTGAACTTAAACTCATGGAAGGATCAGCAAAAATCATCTCTTTGATTGCTAGAGATGAGAATCAACATCTTGCTATTACCCAGAATATTCTGAATAAGTGGAAGACTGGTGATGATCCTGAAATGAAAGAGATCATGAAGGAAGAGGAAGAATGGACCTATAAGATGTTTGATAACGCAGTCAATGAAGAAAAGCGTTGGGCAGACTATTTGTTCCGTGATGGATCTATGATTGGTCTGAATGACAAATTGCTGCAGCAATATGTTGAGTGGATTGCTAATCGTCGTTTGAAAGCGATTGGCCTCAAACCACAATATGATATTCCTGCAAACAATAATCCACTGCCTTGGACGCAGCATTGGATCTCTTCCAAGGGTCTCCAGGTTGCTCCACAGGAGACGGAAGTTGAGAGTTATGTTGTTGGTGGTATCAAACAAGATGTTAGCAAAGACACATTTAGTGGTTTCAAACTCTAAATTCTGTGCTTAAATAGGGGGAGGAATCCCCTTATTTTTTTATGCCTAAAAATAAAATGCAAAAAGAAGAATTGAAAGTTCGTGTAATGAAATTGAAACATGATGTAGACATGGAAGGTTCTAATGTATGGGAAAGGGAGAGAGAACTAGCACATAAATATCTAAACAAGGTTTTAGATATCATTAATGAGTACAGGTACTGATTATGAAAACCCATGGATCTATAATGGCGTCCCTTTTGACGGGAGTCTTATTGGGGATAACCACGGTTTTGTTTATAACATTACCAATCTCTCAAACAAACGACAATACATTGGGCGAAAGTATTTTTGGTCCTTCAGAACTCCAAAAGGAAAAAAGCGCAAAGTAAAACAAGAATCTGATTGGAGAAAGTATTATGGGTCTTGTCCGGAACTTAAGGAAGACATTATCAAATACGGCAAGCAGAATTTTAGTAGAACTATCCTCAGCCTTCATAAAACGAAGGGCAAAACTAATTTTGAAGAAACAAGACAACTCTTCTACTACAACGTCCTTACTGAAGAGCTTGACACCGGAGTCCCCAGGTACTACAATAGCAACATCCTCAGCAGGTACTACCGAAAGGATTACTATGGAAGAATTGACGACTGAAGAACTTGTAAAGGGAATCAGAGACTGGGCAATAGATCGATTTGATATGGAAAAGATGCCCATAGGAGATTGTAGGGCACTTTATGAAGAGTTTGCAGAGTGGTTTGAACCTCAAGGAGATGAACTAGAGGTTGTATCAATCGATGAAATTACCCCAGAAGAATTTCAGAGATACCAAGAACGCGCTTGACAATCTATGCCTTGTGTCCTATAATGCACAAGGCAAGCAAATGACTCAGTAGCTCAGATGGATAGAGCAACTGCCTTCTAAGCAGTCGGTCGTAGGTTCGAGTCCTACCTGAGTCGTTGGTAACTTAGTTACCATATGCCTCCGTAGCTCAGTGGTAGAGCAGGGCTTTTGTAAAGCTCAGGTCGCAAGTTCAAATCTTGTCAGAGGCTCCTTGCGGAGTTAGTTCAGCGGTAGAACGCTATCCTTCCAAGTTAGATGTCGTCGGTTCGATTCCGATACTCCGCTTGGGATTTATTCCCTTTATTCTTAATTCTGATTGTATGAAAAAAAGTGTAACCGATATTATTTCAACACCTTGGTTTAATTATATCAATTACCTTTCTGGTGGTGACAAGATAATTAATTACTCTTGGAAAAAGAAAGGACTTTCTTTCCTTGAGCGTAAGGAAATTAAATCTACTCTTCAAGAGATTGATGATCTTACTGGTATTTCTTTTGTAAAAACCAAAAAGAAAAATGATGATATTAGGTTTATCTATACTGAGGAAATTACAGATTCTACTAACTATGAAAATAGTAAGAAGAATGATCATGGACTAAAAGATAGAGATTTTGCTCTTCAAGAAGCTGTAGTAGGACGTGCTTCTGCTCGTCCCAATAGAATCAAAATTTTTGTTAGAGATGATGATTCGCATGTTGATTTTCTTGAGAAGTATGTTCTTCGTCATGAGATTGGTCATGCTTTAGGACTTGGACATCCTCGTGGTGAGGGTGCTCACCCAGACTTTACCGTAGAAGACACTATTATGTCTTATAATGTATTTCGTTTCTTTCCTAATGGTATGCGTATGTTTAGATACTTTGGTTTTACCGATCTAGATAAACAAGCATTACAATACAATTGGGGATTTAATCCTGAGAGTTTTATCCTTGGAGGTTCTGAATCTATCACAGAAAACATTCCAATTCTCTCATAAGACCTTCGGGTCTTCTTATTCCCCTGTAGCTCAGCGGCAGAGCCATCGACTGTTAATCGATTGGTCGTAGGTTCAAATCCTACCGGGGGAGTCGGGTGAATAGCTCAGAGGTAGAGCATCTCCTTTACACGGAGGCGGTCGGGGGTTCGATCCCCTCTTCACCCATATAAATAATCAAAATTGATTTGACTTTCAAAGACATGATTACTGTAAGATGTAAAGAATGCAAAACAGAACTGACTAGTAGCAGTAAGTTGCAGTTTTGTGGTTGCCCAAATCAGATGAGTTTACTAGAGAACAAAGTTGGTGCCAAAGACCTTGATAAAGTGGTCATGGTTACTAATAATGTAGAAAGAAAAATTACTAGTCACTTTTCTAGAGAAGAACTTTTATATCAAGAAGAAAGACGTAGGCGTAAGGTAAAGCGATTGGACTTTGAAATCCGATAAATTTCGGGGAGAGAGTCCGGTTGGTCGAGGACACCGCCTTGAAAGCGGCTGGAGGTAAAACTTTCGCAGGTTCGATTCCTGTTCTCTCCGTTTATGTATCAACACGTTACAATATTAAGATAATGTTGAACGTATATATACGCTAGATGGACACATTAAATGACTCTATTTTATCTTCTAATGCTCACATTTGTTGCATTAGTTGCTTATGCAGGGTATGATGAAACTTTCAGACTTATCCGATACTTGGATTTACAATTCAAGTATTTTATTGTAAGAGTCAAAATGAAATGGATGGAGCGTAAGTTAAGAAAAAAACTTCTTGCTGATCGCGCCGAATTCGCAAAGTCCTTTAGGGAGTTCAACAAACATGCAGACTAAGGAATGCCCCAAGTGTGGTGCCACTTGGATTGCTGGAGAACATTATTGGTCCGGCACAGGCAAAATGGGAAATGAATTAGATCTTGCAGGGTTGGTGTGCAACAAGTTAGGTGATGAAACCTGCATAAATCCTTGTATAGGTATGGAAGGTGGAATAACATGGGAAGAGAGAAGGAAAACTCTAGACAACGAAATGCCTGAAGAAACCTAAAATGACACAAAGTAACTTCACAACCGAAGAACAAGTACAGGAGATGATTGATGATGCCATACGCAGACACAATCGTAACGCTTCAATTATTTCAATGTGTGTTGGGTGGGTTGTTCTTGCACTTTTTGCTGAGGGTCTGCTTCGACTTATTGGAGTAATTCCGCCAGTATTCCCATGGTTGAATCTACATTTATAGAAAGACTGGGGGTGGTGCTTGCGTTCATTTTTGGTATAACTATGTTTTATCAAGGACACCTTATTTTTCATCAGAAAAATGGATACTCCAGAAAAGAAACCGAAAACCCCGAAGCAAGGGACCGAATCCGACGACAAGTCGAAAAGGTCCTTAGAGATCAGCAAAATGATTTACCCCCACGATGATAAACCAGATCCCACAGCAAATCAATGCAATTACAATTTTCCTCAATTATTGTTCGCTTTTTGTTTAGGATTTACATCTATGTTTGTCTTATCAGTGGATGAAATCCGTAATTTTAAAGGATGCCCTTTACCAGAATATCAAACAAAAACCTCATGACAAAGTTTATGCCCGATTTCAGTAAGAAAGATTATGCAGTAATCATTGGTGCATTAGAGTACAAACAAGGACATTATATTCCTGGTGATCGAATGTATAATGAATATGGTGATCTTATTGAAGAACTAAAAAGGAGGAGTCAAAGTGCTGTTGCTTGGAGAGTATAAATGAATCCTCTTATCTTAGTTGCATGTTTCTTGCCTCTAGGTATAATTTACATAGTTATGAAATTGGCAGTGTGGATGTCGGTAGTAAATTCAGAAACTTCTTATGTCCGAAAAGAACCATTACGAAAACGAGGACCCTATGTGGAGAACCCATATGAGGACGTTGACAAGGAGGACGAAGAATATGGAGATCGCACAGACTATAGATAAGGCTTTGTATGATTATTATTCTGAAAGGGGTATGGAGGTGCCTCAATGGAAATGCCCAAAAGATCCACAGTGGTGGATAGATTATCTTAATGAATTAGGAATAGAACAATGAACAATCCATTATCGGTGGTTAAAAACACCAGGCAAACTTATAGAAAAGATTTGGAAAGGGTTATCACGGAGGTTCAAGTTCAATTCAAAAGCGAACAACCCGCGTGGATTCCCTATGACACTTTAATTGCGATACAGGAGAACTAATGAAAGTAGGTATTATCGGTCTCGGAAGAATGGGTGAGGGCATGTCTCGCCGTATGATGAAAGCAGGTATCGAAACTTGGGGTTATCGGAGAAACTATGCAAAGGCTCAAGAAGCGTTTGAGGCAGGTTATATCAGTGGAGTTGCCACTTCTCTGGAAAGCCTTGTTCAAGTAGTAAAACAAGTAAATCCTATTTTTGATGAAGATGGTGAGAAGCATCTTTCCCCTGGCATTTTTCAACTTGTCATTCCAGCAGAACTAGTAGAGGACACACTCAATGAGTTATTACCATTACTTGGTCCTGGAGATATTGTTATTGATCATGGCAATTCCAATTTTAAGGACTCGCGCCGCAGAGCAATCGCCTTGGACAAATTGGGCATCCAATATCTTGATTGTGGTACTAGTGGCGGTGTTTATGGTTTGGACCGTGGATACTGTCTTATGGTTGGCGGTACAAATACTGCAGTATCCGTTTGCGCTCCAATCTTTAGGGCACTCGCACCAGGTATCGGAGGTGCCCCCAGGACAAATCCTTTCAGTTATGAGACCTCTGCTGAGCATGGTTGGTTGCACTGTGGTGGACCTGGAGCAGGTCACTTTGTAAAGATGGTGCATAATGGTATTGAATATGGAATCATGCAAGCATATGCAGAAGGATTTAATATCCTGCATGAAGCTGATGCTGGGAAGAAATATGTGGTCGAAGGCGATGCTGAGGTTGCTCCGATGGAAAATCCTGCAGAATATCAATATGATATTAATGTTGCTGAAGTGGCTGAGTTATGGCGTCGTGGTAGCGTTGTTGGTAGTTGGTTACTTGACCTTACCGCTGATGTATTACGCCGCGATAGTGAGCTTAGCAAATACGATGGGGGAGTATCAGACTCTGGTGAAGGGCGTTGGACTGTTCACGCTGCTGTGGATCTCGGTGTTCCAGCCCCTGTTATTTCTTCTGCTCTCTACTCAAGATTTGAGTCCCGAAGACTTGGACGATTTGCAAACAAAGTCTTGAACGGAATGCGTGCTATGTTTGGAGGTCATGATGTCCGATAAATCTCACGTAGTTTGCATTAAGTGTGGTGGTAAAGGTTGTGATTATTGCCATAAAGGTTGGGAGTGCGAAGGTCCTAACTGTAGAAAATGTATTGTTTTTGGACCAACTAAAAAATGACTTTTGCCGATGTCTTACTTTGGGGAGCACTACCCTTTGTATGTGCCACCATTTATTTCGGGCACAGAAAGGGTGAGAATAACTATTACGAAACAGAGAATTATAAAGGAAATGGAACTGCCCACTAGAACACTTGTAATCTTCGGTGCTACCGGAGACCTTTGCCGTAGGAAACTTATTCCTGCGCTTGCAAATCTCCATGATAGAAATCTTCTTCCTGAAGATTTTAGAATCATTGGTGCATCACGAACAGGACATGATCGTCAAAGTTGGTTAGAAAGTCTTGGAACATATTATAAAGGTGACTTCTCTGTAAAATTAGATTATCACCAATGTGATTTGAGCAATGTAGATTCACTTGCATCTATTCCTCAGACTGATGATATGACTTATTTCCTTTCGGTTCCACCTGAAAGGTATGGCGATGCTATTAGAAACCTAAAAGCAGCAGGATTAGTTAATGACCCAGACAAAACTAGAGTCGTTATTGAAAAACCTTTTGGGACCGATCTTCAATCTGCTAATTATTTACAATCTGTGGTTACTGGATGTTTACGCGAGAAACAAGTATATCGCATTGACCATTATCTTGGTAAAGATACTGTCAATAATATTCTTGCTACCCGTTTTAGCAATACTCTACTTGAACCACTTTGGAACAGGAACTTCATAGAAGAAGTTCAAATCTTTGCTACAGAGAGTATTGGATGTGAAGGACGATCTCAATATTATGAAACTGCAGGTGCCGTAAGGGATATGCTGCAGAATCACATGCTTCAAATCTTAGCACTTATTGCTATGGAAGCACCTTGTAAAAACAATGCTACAGAAATTCGTAGAGAGAAGGTAAAAGTTCTGTCTGCGGCAAGACTTGGTGACAAACTTATTTGCGGACAGTATGATGATTATCGTAATGAAGAGGGCGTTGATCCTAACAGTGGTACTCCTACCTATGTTGCTGGTGACATATATGTCGATAACTGGCGTTGGAAAGGAGTTCCTTTTCACTTCATGACGGGTAAGAAAATGCCCTATACTTGTGCTGAAGTTGTTATTAAACTGAAAGCACCTCCACTGAATTTATTTGAAGGTCATGAATATAATGACCGTATTGTAATGAGAATTCAACCCAGACCTCATCTTGATATCCGTTTGGATATGAAGGCACCTGGTTTAGAAGATAAAGTGGAGACAGCAACACTTACACATTGGTATTCTAATAATGCTATTGATGGTTATGTAAAACTTTTTTATGATGCATTGCGTGGAGACCAGTCACACTTTGTTCATGCAGAGGAAGTAACTGAGTCTTGGCGTATTGTTGATGACCTTCTTTGTACTGGAGATGAGTGTCCCATTAGAACTACTCCCTATGTTTATAGGGGTGGAACATGGGGTCCTCTTCATAAAACAGACCAAATCACCACATGGGATTATCCAGGATGATGGACGAAGATCAGAAACGAGAGTTCTACAAACAACTTAGAGAAAGAATTAAGCAACTTAGAATGCAACATCTTTTTGAGGAACCTTGTCCACTTTACGAGGATGATGAAGATGATTATACATAAGGCAGGACACTTTGCTGCATGGGTGCTGAATAATCCATTTACACTAGCACCCATGTGTTTAGCACTAGTGTTCGTTCCTATCTTAGGAATGTGGGCAGTCCACAAATATGGTTGGGAACACTGGGAACCCTTTGACAGGAAGCACAGGTAAGTGTATAATACTTACAACGGAACGTAGCTCAGTTTGGTAGAGCACCCGCTTTGGGAGCGGGCGGCCGTAGGTTCAAATCCTATCGTTCCGACTCTTATACATAATTCAACTATGGAATTTTATTCGGTGAAACACTGGGAAGAAAACTGGAATGAATTGTTTGAAAGGGTGGAAAATGGTGAAACCATTGGAATAGTAAATGAGAAAGGGGAGAAAGCAGTTATGGTCCCCGCAGATAACGAACTTATTAAACTCTATACTGAATTGAACAACGAAGCACAATGAAAATTTTTCTTGATACCGCAGATACAGAAATCATTAGAGACCGTTTTGAAACAGGATTGGTTGACGGAATTACTACTAACCCATCATTAATTCGCAAATCTGGTAGAGATCCTGAAGCAGTCTACCAAGAGATCAAAGACATGGGTGTACAAGACATCAGCATGGAAGTAGTTGGAGATGCACAAACTATGCTGGATGAAGGACTTCGTCTTGTAGATAAGTTCGGTAGTGTGGCAACAATTAAACTGCCTATGACAAAGGATGGTTTGTTGGTTTGCAGAGAGTTGGCAAAAGAAAAGATAAGGACTAACGTAACATTGATCTTCTGTGCCGCACAAGCGGTTCTAGCAGCAAAAGCAGGAGCAACTTATGTTTCTCCTTTTGTAGGAAGATTGGATGATCAGTCTGTTGCTGGATTGGAAGTAGTAAGATCTATTTCGGAACTTTATCGAATACATAGAGTTCCGACTCAGGTTCTATCTGCTTCAATCAGAAATGTACAGAGAGCAATTCGTTCTTGGTACAATGGTGCAGAAATTTGCACTTTACCCCCAAAGGTTTTTGATCAGATGTATGATCATATCCTTACCGATAAAGGTTTGGAAATCTTTGATGCTGATTGGAAGGTAGTCCATGGGACTGTCGCCTAAGGGTAAAGGCCCTCTGCTTATAACGGAGTGATCCGGGTTCAAGTCCCGGCAGTCCTACTTGACGGTTCGCCGTCAATCCCTTATAATACTAAGGTCAACAAACAAAACAATGACACTGACTAGCAAGTTCAAGAAAGACATTCAAACCCTTCGTGGTGCTGTAAATGGTGAGTTCTTCCTGGATGTGAAGAATCCGAAACTTCTCAAAAAGGTCCGTCGTTATTATGAAAACAGTGGAGTAGTTTTTTCTGGTGATCCGCTTGATGATTATGATATTTTGATGGAACAAGTTGCTATTGATCTTGAAACTGTGGAGGTAGCGTGAAGGTACTCCTAGAGCGTTTTCCATATCGTTATGTTGAGTGTGGAACCCTTGAAAATGGGTTCCCCGACTATCGCATTCAAAAAGCAGATAGTTGGACAAAGCGTTTCAGAGACATGTATCTCCTTGACAATCAGATGCAACTTCTGACTGCCATTGATGATTTTGAATACACTAAATGGTTAGACCCCGAAGGTGTTCCTTGTTATGTCAAAGACTCGGTAAGTCGTTAAACTAGCCCTGGTCGGGATGATCGTATGACCCCTGGAGTTTCCAGTTTCTCTAAAAAACTGGTGGTGGAGTCATAAAGACCCCTTAAAACTAAATATATAGAGAATTCAAATTAAAATTATGGCTGCAAGAAAAGTTGTAAAATCTGAGTCTGGTGCAACCATGTCTCAGTATGACCAAGAAGTAGAAAAGAGACTGCAAGCACTCGAAGCTAAAGCACATTCTAAGTGTGATGGTGGTGGTGGCGGAGACGTTGCTGCACTGGAGGCAAAGGTCGATGATCTAATTGGTAAACTAAAAACACTTCGTGCAGTCAGAGATGTTCTTTGAATTGGTTTCTTGCTTTTCCTAAGAGCAAGTGGTGCGGATGGAGGTAACTCCCGCCCTGTTTCTTGTTTCAGGTTAAAGAGCAAGTGGCGTGCATGAAAGACCTTTATGGGGTGGTTGTTTAACCACCCCTTTTTTGGTATAATATATAATAATAACATGTATTGGGACTAATGGGCGAGTACAAAAAGACGGCACTAGTGCTTGGTGCTGGTGGTTTTATTGGAAGCCATATGGTTAAACGATTACGTGAAGAAGGATATTGGGTGCGCGGTGTTGACTTAAAAGTTCCTGAATTTTCCTCTACAGACGCAAACGAATTTATTACTGGAGACCTTCGTGATGTAGAATTTGTTCGTCGATGTATTAGGTTCAAGGGATATCTTGGCAACTTCTATGCTTCTGTTCCTGAACAATATCACGATTCTTTTGATGAGATCTATCAGTTCGCTGCTGATATGGGTGGTGCTGGATTTGTTTTTACTGGAGAAAACGATGCAGACATCATGCACAATTCCGTTTCAATCAACTTGAATGTTCTAGAAGAACAGAGACAGTTTAATGAAAGGTATTATGTAAATAAAACCAAGATCTTCTATTCGGGTTCTGCTTGCATGTATCCAGAACACAATCAACTAGACCCCGATAATCCAGATTGCCGTGAATCATCAGCATACCCCGCAGACCCAGACTCAGAATACGGATGGGAAAAACTTTTTTCAGAACGTCTCTACTTTGCTTACAATCGTAACCATTGCATCCCTGTTCGCATTGCTAGATACCACAACATCTTCGGCCCAGAGGGAACATGGGACGGAGGTAGAGAGAAAGCACCAGCAGCAATTTGTCGCAAGGTAGCATATTTACCCGAAACTGGAGGAGTAATTGAAGTCTGGGGTGATGGGTTACAGACTCGTTCTTTCTTATACATTGATGAATGTATTGAGGCAACTCGACGGTTGATGGATAGTGACTTTATGGGACCAGTAAACATTGGTTCTGAAGAGATGGTTACCATCAATGAATTGGTAGAAATTGCTGGTAAGGTTGCTGGTAAAACGGTTCATAGAAGGCATAACTTAGAAGCACCACTTGGAGTTCGTGGTCGTAATTCTAATAATAATCTTATACGAGAAAAACTTGGATGGGATTATGAGCAGACTTTAGAAGAGGGTATTCGTAAAACATACGCATGGATTAGTGAGCAAATCAAACAATGACAATTTCAATTGCAATTCCTACTTGGGAATTTAATGGTAGGGGATCTGAGTATCTCAATGATCTTTTAAGAACAATTCAGATACAATCATACAAAGATTTTGAAGTTTGTATTTCTGATCATAGTGTAGGTGATGAAGTTCTAAAAGAATTAAAACAATTTGAAGGTAAATTCAAAATTGTTTATTCTAAAAATGAAAGTGATAGGGGTAATGGACCTGCTAATACAAATAGTGCAATTGAATTATGCTCTGGTGATATCATCAAAGTAATGTTTCAAGACGATTTCTTTTATGATACTGAATCGTTAGAAAAAATTCAAAATGAATTTGATGATAGTAAAAAGATGTGGTTAGTAAATGGTTGCAATCACACTAAAGATGATGGATATAATTTCTACTGGGAAATGTTTCCAAAGTGGAATGATAAAATGATTGAAGGGGTAAATTCAATCAGTTCTCCATCTGTCTTAAGTATGAGGAAGAAGTGTTTTGAAAAGGTTAGGTTCGATGAGAAGTTAGTGATGATGATGGATTGTGATTATTATTATAATCTAAAAACAAATTTTGGTGATCCTATCTATTTTGAAGATGTTTTAGTTTCTAATAGAGTGCATGAAAATCAAATATCAAGCACATATGATAAGAACATTCAAGATGAAATTGACTATTGTCTTGACAAGTATGCTATTATTAAAGGGAGTTGAATTGTAAAAATGCCTAGAAGTGATTACGAAGGGAAAGATCAGATTCGCAAATGGATTTCTGATGTAACTCCGAAACATAAAAAGATTTTAGACATTGCTGTTGGTGAGGGAACGTATCTAAATTTATTTAAGAACCTTGAAAACCTCCAAGGTTGTGAATGGTATGGTGTTGAAATTTGGGAACCTTGGGTTCCAAAGTATAAACTGGATGAAATCTATGATAACTTTTATCTAGAAGATGTAAGGACCTTTGATTATAGTAAAGTTGGTCAAACTGATATTACTTTTGCTGGTGATGTCATTGAACATATGAAGAAAGAAGAAGCACTTGCTATGACTAATAAACTTCTTGATATTTCGGATAATTTGTATCTTAGTATTCCTATCATCTATATGCCACAAGGACCAGATGAAGGTAATCCTTATGAAGTTCATGTTAAACCTGATTGGTCTCATGAAGAAGTAATGAATTCATTCCCTTACATCAAAGGATTCTGGGGTGGACCTAAGATTGGAGTTTATCATCTACAAAAATGAATATAGTTACATGCTCTGATAAAAATTATATTCCTGGAGTTATTGCTCTTTATAATTCACTTCAAAAGTCTAACGGTTCAAAATATAAATTCTATCTACTAGCTGATGGAAAACCAAAAGACTTTGAGGTGTTTGACGGGACAGGGGTGAATATCATCTACAATCAATCTTTGGATAAGAATCCTAAGGGTGGTGAGTGGAAAGAAGAGTTACCATGTATGTACTCTAGGGTTTTGATTCCAGAAATATTTGGTGTTGTATTTGAAAAGAGTTTGTATTTGGATGCGGATACTCTAGTCATTGATGATATCTCTGAATTAGAGAATATTGAAATGCAGCACTCTATTCTTGCTATGCCTAACAAGGCAAATTGTGGGGTGCAGAAAGCAAGAAATGATTATCAGTTTGAGCGATGGGATAGACCTGATGTAGAACCATTGAAGCACTGGAGTGTAAACTCTGGAGTAATTCTCTTTGACAATAAGAAGTGGCTTAGTGATGGTATGACTACTAAATTTGTAGAGGCAGTTAGTGATGATAGAATCTCTGCTAAATTTGTTGTTCAGGGATATCTCTCCATAATTCTAGAGGGCAAATTTGATTTCCTTACTCCTGAATGGAACACATCGCTATCATCTGATATTAATTTTTTGAATAAAGGGAACAAAATTGTTCACTATATTGGTGGTAGAAGGGTTATGAAACCCTGGGAACATGGGGAAACAAATCTTGCATACATAAACTATTGGAAACAAAATTATCTTGACGGTAAAATTTTATGAAAGTATTAGTTACAGGCGGCATGGGATTTATTGGTCGTTATGTTGTTGAAGAACTTCTTACAAACGGTCATACCCCAGTCATCTTTGATCATCATCGGAGACTTGCTAAAGAATATCCTGAAGATGTAGAAGTATTTCAGGGAGACATCATGGATGATGTTGCCGTCACCGAAGCAATGGCACATTGCGAGTCTTGGATTCACCTTGCTGCTGTCTTGGGAACTCAAGAGACTATTCAAAATCCTCGTCCGGCAGCAAAATCAAACCTGATTGGTGGATTGAATGTCTTAGAAGCAGCAGCACAATATAATCTTCCTGGTACTTACATTGCTGTGGGTAACCACTGGATGAATAATACTTATTCCATTACAAAGACAATGATCGAAAGATTTATTGATATGTATAATAGGAATAGAGGAACTAAAGTTAATATTGTACGTGTTGTAAACGCATATGGACCACGTCAACTAGCCGCAGCACCCTATGGTCCCGGCAAGGTAAGAAAGATTACTCCTGCATTTGTTTGTAGAGCACTGCTGAACCACCCTATAGAAGTCTATGGCGATGGTAAACAGGTTAGTGATATGGTCTATGTTGGTGATGTTGCTAAGGCACTTGTACGGGCAACAGAGAAAGCATGTGAAGGAATTGTGTTACCTGTTCCTGTAGAGGTTGGTCCTTCAGAGAATAAGACTGTGGGTGAGATTGCTGAACTGATTAGGGATCTTGCCGGTAGTGACGCCGAGATTGTCAATCTCCCTATGCGACCAGGTGAAAATGCTGGTGATAGAGTTACTGCTGATAATACAACACTTAGTCTTGTAGATATGAATCCAGAAGATTTGGTTAGTCTGGAAGATGGTATGAAGAGAACCGTTGAATACTTTGATGAGTATTTGAAAACCACGGGTCAGAAGTGATATGAATATAGAATCAAAGGATATCTATGGAGATTATCCTACTGAACCATGTGTGTTTGCCGCATGTGATAGCAAATATTTTGTAGATCATGCAGGACCATTCATTAATTCTGCACATAAATGTGGCAAACCTGTGCATGTTCATATCATAAATCCTACCAAAGAAGTTTATAAAGATATTGAGTTGTATAATGAAAAGATTACAACTCCAATGTCATTCACATTCAATGAGATGGATGTCCCTGAGGATCAAGACCAGAGAAAATGTATCTATGCATCATTGAGATTTTTTATTCTACCTTTCTTGTTAGAAAATATTGAAAAAATTATGGTTCTTGATATTGACTGTTTAGTCATGAGAGACTTTGATTTTCCAGATAAACCATGTGGATTATTTGTAAGACATCCAGTAACTTACTTAACTGATTGGATTCGAGAGGGTACAAAAATCGCTGCAGGTATTGTTTACTTTGATAATACTTATATTGATAAGACCCGAAAACTGGTTGAGATTATCAATTCACTCCCTAATACTTGGTACGCTGATCAGGTTGCATTAAATCAACTTCTTGTAGAACATGTTTCGCATGAAGATGTTGTTGTATTCAATGGAAATTTTATGGACTGGGAGTTTAGGGAAGGTACAGTTATATGGACTGGAAAGGGTAGAAAGAAGTATGATGACCCTGTATACTTAAATGCTAAGCGTATGATGGCAATAAAATGAGAAGAGGAAGATTATTTGAGATACGGGTATTTTTATGGGGAATAGTTGCTGATTTGGAGGATGCTTTGTATCCGTGGAAAACATCTACTCCTCCTCCATGGGCAATAGATAGGTACAATCTAGACAATGGTATCAGGTCTCCTGAAGATATTGATACAGAGTATGAGTTGTATTTTGATTGGCTAAAGTGTCAAGAACAAAAAATTCAGGAGATTGAGAAAGATATTATTAATCTTGATAAAAGAGTTAGGAAATTAGAATAAGTAATTCGTACATTCTTTGTGATATTCTTTCCACGTATTCTCATAGTCAGACTTATTATAGGAACCTATTCCATCATGAAACCAAGGACCACCTAAAGTAAAGTGGACATTAGATACGTCTTTTTTATATTCGTATTCATCTGCCAACCAATTCCAAGTTTTAGGGAGTTCTCCTACACTTGATGCCCATTTGAACTGATGTAAATCTAATCCATGAGCAGTATTTACATAATCTAATGTAAGTGACTTACACTTAGCATTGTTGAACATCATGAGTGAGGACCAATTTTTCATTGTGTATGGTGTTTGTTTTTCTCCATCAAACTTTCTTTCAGACTTAGGAATGTATTGATGTTTGACAACCATTACATCGTGTTTATCATCTTGTAGATTCCATAGTTTTGTGATATCATTTTGAAAGAGCATATCGCAATCCATAAAGATAGACCAACCTGTATACTCTGATAAGTATGGGGTAAGAAATCTTGAGATTGAAAAATCTGTAGAGTCTAGTGGACCTCTAGGTCTGGTTAGAATCCCTTCTAACTGCTCCCTCTTTATAAGAGTTATAGATAGTGGCGATGATGAGTGCTTATTCAACGAATCAATTAAAAGAGAAGTTGCTGTTCGTTCTCTCTTGTCATATCCAATAAAAATTTTTATCATTTTAACTGCAAACCTTATACCTAATTATACCAGAAAAAAATAATGACAAATCAACTAGTAGAGATCATTGAAAAGTATGATATGAATGGATTCAATGGACAGTATGATTCTTCTGGAAGACATATTGGTGGATGGGGAACAGATAAAAATGATTGGCATGGATTCTGTGATTATTATCAAGAAAATCTTTCTGAGTACAAAAATAAAGATATCTCTCTTTTAGAACTTGGCACTAACTATGGATGCTCTGCTATTATGTGGCATGACTTTCTTCCAAAATCAAAGATGCTCCTTCTTGATATTCAGGAGACCATGAATCCTAAGTGTTGGGAGATTATGGATAATGATAGATTTACTTATGCTAACTGTGATGCATATCAACCTGATAATGTAGAAGAAGTTGCAAAGGTATTCCCAGATGGTTTTGATGTTATCTTTGATGATGGACCTCATACACTTGAATCTCAAAAGAAATGTATTGAATACTATCTTCCCTTGTTGAAAGATGGTGGTACTATGTTTATTGAAGATGTTCAAAAGGTAGAAGATTTTGAAGACTTGAAAGAATGTTTTGATGAAGTAGAAGAAACTCTTGAGGGTAAGTATACTTACGATGAGGTAGATCTTAGATATGTAAAAAATAGATATGATGATTTAATCTTTGCTATTAAGAGAAACGATTCATGAAGAAAGTAATATTATGCACAATGACTAGGAATCATCTTAGATTTTTGATTCCTATGATTGAATATATCTGCAACAGTGGTCATGAGGTTTTACTTTACACTAACTTTGGAGAAGTGATCAAAGACTCTTTATCTTATAAGATAAATCAGTTTGCTGAGAGATATGAAAATTTCTATGTTATGAATATAGATCAGGAATCTTCTTTGATTGATTACGCAATTGATGCAAATTCAATGCTAGTTACCTCAGGAACAAGTAACATATATCATAGTATTGATTATAATCTATGTAAAAAAGTTTCTTGTAAGACTTTTGCAATACAGCATGGTATTTCTCAAGAAGGTATTACTAGACTGGGAAAATACCATTTTAGTGCTGATCATGTTCTCACTTGGATCAAGAAAGAAGATATAGTCGATGATGTAACTACTCCAATAGAGAAGTTTATAACAGTTGGTGTTCCCAATCATTACTATGATAAATCTGAGCGTGTGGATGGAAGTAAAGTTTTCTTCTTTACCAATGGATTTGATAAACCAAACTCTGAGGATATAAAATTAGATACAAGTTCTGGAGAATGGTCTGGAATTTATACTACAGAATGGAAAGAAGATACTTGGAATAGAATAGAAGAGTTATCTCAGGGAGTTTGTTACTTTATTAGACATCCAACGGTCAGTGGAGGTAATATTCACCCAACACTAAGTAGAATTTTGAAGGGAAAAGATAAGTTCTTAGTTGATAACGCATGGTTGTCCAAAAATAATCTGAATAGATCACAGTTATACTCCATTGGATCAAAGTATTATGTAACTTATCCTTCTAGTTGTTGGATTGATTGTTTGTTGAACAGTGTTGACTACGAAACATTTAAGGATTATAATTCTAAGATTGATATTCTTTTAGAAAACTCTATAGAGGGATTTAATAAAACTGTTCAAATTTGCAATCTATTATTATCATGACTGTAGGATTTAATGTATTGGGAAAGGTTGGGCAACTTGGAAATCAAATGTTCCAATATGCAGCAACTCTAGGTGTAGCAAGGAGACTTGGTGTACCATTTACTATTCCAAATCACGATGAAGTTTTAGTTGATGGATTAGGTAATCATTTACGAATTGAATTGTTTGATTGTTTTGACATCAAACCAGATAATATTGGAATGTTAGGAACTCATTTGAATCATGCAGAGAAAGGATTTGAGTTTGATGAAACAGTATTTACAGAGGATAGAACTAAAGACTTTACTTTGTATGGATATTATCAAACAGAAAAATATTTCAAACATTGTTCCGATGAAGTGAGAAATCAATTTACATTCAAAGAAAAAATTGTTGGAGAGTGTCAATCTATTGTTGATGAGCATTTTGATAATCTAATTGCACTTCATATTCGCAGAGGGGATTTTCTAATCAACTCTGGTAATCATTTTAATCTAGGTCTTGATTATTATGAGAAGGCATTAGAACAATTTGATTCTGATAGGCAGGTTGTTATTTTCAGTGATGACCCAGAGTGGTGTATGAATCAGGAATTATTTTCTTCTGATAGGTTTATTGTATCGGAAAGTGCAGGACCATATCATGATTTGTATTTGATGTCTCAATGTAGTGATTTTATTATTGCCAATTCCACTTTCTCTTGGTGGGGTGCATGGTTGGCAGGTAGAGGGAAAGTTATTGCTCCCTCAATATGGTTTGGACCTAAAAATGCACACCTAAGTACTAAAGATCTTTATTGCCCCGGATGGGAGGTTGTATGATTGACTTTGAAAATGCAGATAGAAATAAATCAGTATTCAAGTTAAGAGGTATTGGTCCCATTTATTATATTAATATGGATGACCAACCAGAGAGACGTCAGTACATGGAATATCAATTTAAATATTGGGAGATTGAAAACTATGAACGCATCTCTGCATATGATGGTAGAGAGGATGACCTGAGTGATATTCTCAAAGGAAGATATCCTGATAATATGACTAGTCGTGAGGTGGGGTGTACTACTTCACACTTGAGAGCAATCAAACATTATCTTGATACTTCTGATAGCCCTTATGCTGTCATCATGGAAGATGATTGTTCTCTAGATTTGGTTCGGTACTGGAATTTTACTTGGAATGATTTTTATAGCCAGTTCCCTTATGATTGGGATGTAGTTCAGATTGCAATTATTTCTACGGGAGATATTCATGTCAAACTTCATAAAAGGTTTGTGAATGATTTCTCCACTGCTTGCTATGTGATCACTCGCTATCATGCTGAGAAGTTAGTAAGACTTCATTGTCGTGGAGATAAGTATAAACTAGATCAGAAGGTGAAACCACGTCCCGTTGCAGATGATCTTATCTATAACTCAGGTAACACCTTTGCAATCCCCCTGCTCCTGTACCGTACAGAACTGGGATCTAGTATTCATCCTGACCATGTAGATGCTTTCCATAAACAGAACTATCAAGCCCAGTTTGGATACTGGTCTCAGCAAGGAGCAAACATTGACATCAAAGACTTTATGAACTATGATCCTTATCTGGGAAGGATTTCTGAACCAACCCAGAGAGTGGAAACCCAACCTACTTGACAGATCTGAAGGTTTTCACTATACTAAATAATGTGACAACTGGCACAGTGCCAGTTAGGAAAAGACGAATGCCTCAAGTACTCGCGCTAGTCTTTGTCATACACAGAACCTATGTCGAGGTTCTTTCCATCTGCGGGTAATCATTCCGCAAGTAACTAAGAGGTATTAACAAATGATCAAATCTGTATTCGCAGCAGCTGCTGCTCTTTCCCTGTCCGCTGGCGCTGCTGTTGCAGGTCCCTATGTTAACGTAGAGACCAATGCAGGTTGGGCAGCAGACGACTACACCGGGGCAACGACGGACATCCACGTCGGTTACGAAGGACCTATCGGTGAAGCTGCTTCCTACTACGTCCAGGGTGGACCTGCTGTAGTCGCTGTTGACGGTGCTGATACTGAGACTGAGTTCTCTGGTAAGGCAGGTATCGGTGTTGAAGTTTCTGAAGCACTTGGCGTCTATGGCGAAGTTTCCTTCATCAGCACTGAAATTGATGGCGAAGATGAACTGAACGTTGGCGGTAAACTGGGCGTTAAGTACGCTTTCTGATAACCTTATCATAACTCAATCAGGACCTCCTAACGGAGGTCTTTTTTTGTGGTTAAAAATAAATTAAGTATCTCTATATACCAAGGTTTATCTAACAAACAGATGAAACTCAAAGCATTTTTCGTTGCTACATTGACTGCACCCGCTCTTATTGCTTGTGGTGCTGAGGAAAAGAAAGGTACATTCAAACTGAATGGAGCAGGAGCAACCCTCCCTGCTCCCCTGTATAACTCCTGGTTCCAAATTATGGCAAAGGAGACTGGAAACCAAGTGAACTATCAAGCAGTTGGTAGTGGTGCTGGTGTTCGTCAGTATCA